TCGGAAGTGGCCGCGTAGAGGTGAGTCGCGAACGTGTGCCTCAGGCCGTGCGGCGTGATGTTCTTCTGGATTCCTGCCTTACCGAGCCAGTAAGCAAGACGCTGCGCGACCTGCCGAGAGCAGAGCCTTGTTCCGCGAGAGGAAACGAACAGCGCGGTGACTTCGGAACCTGTCAATCGGCGGCGTTCCTTGAGGTAGCTCCGCAGCAGTGTTCTAAGGGACGACTTCAGGAACTTGGCCTGTGGGATACCTCCCTTGCCCATGATCCGTATGTGTTTGCCGTCGAGGTCGACGTCGTCGATGTCCAGGTTTACCAGTTCCGCAATTCGTATTCCGGTGCCGAGGAAGAGTTCGATGATGGTCCTGTCACGGCGAGCAAGTGGGCTGGTGCGATCATGCAGTTCCTTGAGTAGCCTGCGCTTCTCCGCTTCGGTCAGGAATTTCGGAGGTGTTCTCGAAAGCCGTTTTGTGGCAACGGACCCGGCCGGGTTGGACTCGATAAGCCCTGTCTCGGTGGCCCAGGCGAAGAACGAACGGACCACGGCCTTCAGCCTATGCATTGTCGCAGCGGACTTGATCCTGTCGTCATCGGAGAATGCGACCGCAGGATCCGTGAGAGCGGCATCAATCATCGTTGCCGTGATATCGGACGGATCGACACCCGGCAGCGCTTTGATGAAGCAGTGCAGGTCTCGCATGTATGCCGAGATGGTATGCTCCGAGCTTCCTTTAGCCCGGAGCCTTACCGCGAAGTCATCAATTGCTCGTTCGAGATCGTTGCTAGGCTGCAGCAGTCGGATCGTTGTGCTGGTCGGCATCCATCACCTCCGGTTCAGTCTTGATGCTGCGGCCCATAGGGGTGTCTTTCGGCAGCGGGAGCTTAGTGATGTAGCCCTGCTCCAGACACCAGACCAGAAACATCCGAAACACTCGGATGGTTTTCCTGACGGTGACTTCCGAACGGTCCTTGTCGCCGCGCATCTTGAGGAGCACATCGGACTTGAGGAAGCTCGATACATGCGGGATAAGGATCGACGTGAGCTTCTTGTCCGATCCGAAGAACGCTTCGATCTGCTCGAAATCTTTGGAGTATGTGTAGATCGTACGTTCGCTCTTGCCGCTGGATTTGAGGTGTTCGAGGTATTCCTCGACAGCTTCGTGGAGTGTTTTCTGGTTCATAGCGTTACCTCCTGATGTTTGTGTGGTTCACATTCATCACTCGGACCATGCCTTGTTGTCAAGTCGAATGTGGACGGAAAGGAAGAAACCATCATAGATATATCGAGCGAGGAAATGCGGCTGGGAATATCGCTTAGAGATTCGGTGCTATGGGGAGAGAAATACCTCAGAAACCGCGACGGATCACCGCGCAGCTATTGGCCTCACCAGGTCGATGACCTGAAATGCGATGACAAGAACATCATCCACCTTGACGGGCGGGACGCCGGTAAAACTGTAAACATAACCACCGACGCGCTTCACTTTGCCTTCACAACTCGCGGCGCGCAGGGGCTCATTGCCGCTCCTCACCAGGGACATCTCGACACGCTCAGTGAAGAGATAGAGTTCCAACTGGACTCCAACGATGAGTTGATGAGAAGCATCGCCATCACGAAGTATGGGAAGCCCAAGATAACCCGGAAGCCTTACTTCAGGCTGGAATTCACAAACGGAAGCATACTCTACTTCCGTCCTGCAGGTGCGTACGGAGAGGCGTTCAGGTCGCTTCACGTCGAGCGTGTCTGGGTAGATGAGGGCGCGTGGCTATCGGAAAAGGCATGGAAGGCTCTCCGGCAGTGTCTGAAGGCCGGTGGGAAACTTCGCATCTACTCCACTCCAAACGGCCTCCGGGATACCACATATTACCGGCTCACCACGTCATCGAGCTTCACGGTCTTCCGGTGGCCCTCATGGACTAATCCATCATGGAATGAGGAGCGAGAGCGGGAACTGCTGGAGTTCTATGGAGGCAAAGACTCCGCTGGCTGGCAGCACGAGGTCGCAGGAGAACACGGCAAGCCTTCATACGGCGCGTTCAATATCGAGCATCTGAGCCTCGCAAGACAGCAAGTTATGGAGTATCGGAAGATAGTCATATCCGGCGAGGATCTGCGAGACTGTGAGACGGAAGAGGAGTCACATGACCGGCTGGAGATAATGCTGAACCTTATTCCCCAGACCGGGATGTTCTGGATAGGCGGGGATCTCGGCTATACCAACGACCCCACGGAGGTCGTGGTGTTCAGGGAGGACGAGTTCGGGGATCGGCAGGTGATGACTATGATCCTGCGCATCCACATGGAGCATGTGTCATACCCTCATATCGCCCAGGTGATATCGCTTCTTGAGCGTTACTTTACTCCGGTCGGCATAGGGCTAGACAACGGAGGAAACGGCCTCGCGGTAGTCCAGGAACTCCTGACCCTCGACAAGTATAAGCCGCTTCAGCTTGATGGCAGGCTTCGTGGATACGACTTCGGAGGAATGACGACTCTTGCTGTCCGGGACGGCCGGGAGATAAGGAAGCGGACCAAGGAGCTTATGACGAGCCTTATCAACGGAGCACTGCAGAGGCGGCAGATCGCGCTGCCGACGGATGACTCGGAGATAGAGGACCAGTTCACCACCCACACCTACACGCTCTCGAACGGCAACGTCATCTACTCCAAGGGCAACGACCACATCGTCGATGCCGTCAGGTGCGCTATGCTTGCTCATGAACAGGGCAGTCTCGATGCGGTTACTGAGGAGACGGTCTGCATCATGCCGGTCCTGACCGATCCCATATTCATCTGATGCGCCCACTGGCGGTTCTCGTGCCGGATATGAGGAGCTTGCCTTATTTACCGACCGGCTGCCGACTCGCGCGACGTTCGGCAGCGTGGCGCGAACAAATGCTGATCACGCACCACTTGAGAGGAGATTATGAACAATAAAGATATGCTGAACCGGACCACGGAATCCGGGCCAGACGGTATTGCGGCCAACGGCCGGGCCATTACTCCGCTTGCGACAATTGCGGCTCTCGACTCATCGGCGTTTAGCGCGCTCAACGCAACGGACGCTATCCCCGCGACTTGGGAAGAGCGGGCGAAGAAAGCCTGGGAGTATTGCGTCGAAGAACCTTTGATCAAAAACTGCGTCAACTCCTGGCGCACGTTCGCTGTTGGTGACGAGATAAAGGTCACAAGTGATGATGATACCGTGAAGCAGGAGGCAAACGAGCTTGCCGACAGGCTTGATGTCTCAGCGTTCGTCAAAGACATGGTCCTCCAGTTGTTGGTCAAGGGTGACGCGGTCGGGTTCAAGAGATACTCCAGGGACGGCAGGGACATAGAGGAAGTCACCTGTGTGAACCCTGTCTCGATCAAGGTAAAGTACGCCCATAGTCGGCTTATCGAGGTCCAGCAGTTTCCCGAAGACAGCCCGACGGCGGGAGACGGGCTGAAGCTGCCCGTCGAACAGACTCTGCATCTCAAGTGGGACGCGCCTTCGTTCTCTCCTCGCGGAAACTCTCTTGTGCTCCCGGCATTCGAGTCGATTGAGATACTAAGGGACTACAGGAGGGCCGAGCAGGCGATAGCCAAACGATGGGCCACTCCGCTCCGCCTCATCAAGGTGGGAGGAGAGTTCGGACAGCGGATGATCATGCCCGATCAAAAGATGCTCCACGAAGTGCGCGATCTGATGAACAAGATGGACCTGAAGAGCGGGCTGGTCACGCCGTTCTATGTCACCGTCGAGACTCACGGCACCGAGGGGCAGGTACTGAACGTCGAGGACAAGGTCAAAGACGTTAAGGAAGACATAGTGGTCGCACTCGGACTCTCTCGTTCTCTGGTTGCGGGTGATGGTCCGAACTTTGCCACAGCATCGGTCAGTATGCAAAAGATGCTGATCATGATCCGGGAGATAAAGCACGCGGCGAAGACGATACTCGACTGGATATATGACGACTGGCTGGAGATATCGGGGCATGGAGACAAGAAGGTCCAGTTCATCTTCAATGACCTCGACCCGACGGACGCAGTGGACTTCAAGAAGCTCCTCATTGAGCTTTACGACAGGAAGCTCATCAGCCGCACATCACTCCAGATGAAGATGGAACTGGACCCGGATACCGAGGCGGCGAACAGGCATCACGAAGGTCAATCTGTCGATCTCTTCGATGAAAAACAGGTCACATCCATAGTAAATATGGTCATTGCAGGGATAATGAGTATCGAGACTGCGCAGCAGATGCTCGGCCTTGGTCCGGCAAAGGACCGGCCGGATGGACAAACACAGGCATCACTGTATTCCAGCGCGGATGTCGGCGAAGTGTGCGGCGCATGTGCCGGCTTCAGCGATGAGCATAACCGCTGCCAGGTCACCCAGGCCGATACTTCGTCCGATGCTTCGGCCTGCCGGTTCTTCGTGCCACGGCGATGATCCACGCAGTCGCTGCCCGCGCCTCTCAGGTCCAGGCGATCCGTGAGGCCACAAAAAGGAGCCTGCTCGCTCGCGACCTCTATGCCGAACAGGTCTCGTATCAGCTCACGCAGTCGCTCAAGTCCGCGCAGAAACAGGTCCACACCGCGCTGCTCGGCTACAAAAGCCTCGGGTCTCTCCCTGAGAACAAGCTCGCTGGGTTGAAAGGTCTGGAAAAGCTCGATACGCAGATCCGGGATGCAATGAACATCTTGTCGAAGGACCAGACCCTTGCATTCCGCAGCGGCGCACGCGGCGGCTTCCGGGCAGGCATCTACCGGGGGATCGAGGAACTTGTCGTCGCCCAAATGCCCGCCTACCGAGACCTCAAGCCGAACGGGATTAACAAGCTGACCACATCAGTCTTTACTCTCATCGATAAGGATGCACTCGATTTCATGGTCAACTACGACCTCGTGCTCGCGGGCGACATCCGGCGGGAGCTTGCGGACGGCATCAAACGTACTGTCCTCTCCGGCATCGTAACCGGCAAGGGCACGGACGATATAGTCCGCGATCTCGGTCGGGTCATCGAGGACAAAGAATCGTTTCGGCACGCAGGAAGCAGGGTGTTCACCAAAGCGCAGTATCGGATGGAGATGATCGCCCGTACCGAGGTACTCCGAGCGCACAACCAGGGACGCATCAAGTTCTATGGGGAGGTCGGAGTCAGGAAGCTCGAATGGATGACTGTGCAGGATGAGCGGATGTGCCCGATCTGCGGCGCTCTCGACGGCAGGGTATTCGATATCGGCAGCTTTCCCAGCCAGCCAGCGCATCCGAACTGCAGATGTTCTTCACTGCCGGTCATTACGAGTATTCAATCGCCGGAAAGTCTTGCATGCGTAAAAGAGCACGACGATAACCAGCTAAGTGGACTGGAAGCAGCGACTTGCTGCCCGGATATATGAAAATCATTCCGACACTTTCTGGATTTCGGTAGTAGATAACTTAATAGGGAGACATTCTAATCCTTACTCTCCCGTAAGTGTCGGAGTAATACATGCAGCTTTTCGCGACAGACAATGATCGTTTGGCTTTTCTTCTTGAGGCTAACGCATTCCACCATTTTGACGAGCTATTGGCTCAGGCGGCTGAACTCGTCACGGAAGAACTGCCGGAAGGCAAGCGTCCGAAATACATAACCAACTACATCGGCTCGAAACAGAAGCTAATCGACTGGATATGGAAGCACACGCCGGAGGGCGTGGATTCGGTCATCGATGCGTTCTCCGGCTCCGGCGTCGTGGCCTACATGTATAAGACCAGGGGTCTTTCGGTCATCGCAAACGACCGGCTGCGCTACTCATACCACGCGGCCAAAGCCATAATCGAAAACTCAAGCGTCCGGATCACCGATGACGACCTTCTTGCTCTCCTGGCGGAGAACCCAAAGGCAGGGACCTTCGTCCGCGACAACTTCAAAGG